TCTCTTAAGAATCCTCTAGCAATTTCTGTAATAGTGTTTACGGAAGCAGGGTCAAATACTGTATGCATGGTAACAGTTTACTTTATTATTGATCGCCAGAACCAGCGCCGGGAACCGTGTCTTGCAATTCCTGGTTCATTGCGGGTTGTTGTTCTCTAAAACGACCCAAACTAACGCGGCGAACTCTTGTAATGTCTGCGACAGTTCCCGTGGGAGTGGGGAGAAGTTCTTCGCTCACAACCCAACAAGCAAAAATGGATTTAAAGTTTCCTCAGCGGCTTGAGGATACGACCCGATGTTTTGCCAAGATCCAGAAGATTTTACGTACAAAGATGATTGACCTACTGCTGGGGAATAGCTTGTTCTAATGTATAAATCCCCATCTACCCCAACAGACGGAGGAACATCAGTACCGCTACGAATAATTGTAGAAGTTAATTTCCGTTTATCTACGGCGCTGTTATTTCCAAAAACCTCTCCCGATTTTCTGTACAAGGCATAAAGAACAATTTGGGTAGAAGCTACTGTAGGGAAAATAGGGTTTGTTGCATCTGGAGTACCAACCACGGTATTTAGTGAAAATACTCCAGCGCTATTTTGGGCAACAATTAAATCAAAGCGCGGGTCAGCAGCAGGGGCTGTAAAAGTTAATGTAGTCCCGGATACTTGTCCGTAGGTTCCGTCAATAATTACTTCGCCACTAGTTAGTAAAGATGAACCGTTGCCCGCTGCGTTAAATACAGCAGATAGTCCGGAAAGCACCGCATAACGGTTGTTGCCAACGATCTCAAAATCTAATGAGTCAGGTTCTGCTTGGTCTAAACTTTGGATTGATACACCAAATTGTTTTGCGTTCGGTACTATAAATCCTGTCATTATTTAAACCTCAAAGCGTGTCGTAGATGTTTCCTGTTTTCTTAAGGTAGTTAAACAGTTCACGAGGAAGTTTGTAGCGTTGTCCATCAACAAATGAATAGCTTGATTGGCTCCAAAACATAACCCAACTACCTTTGACTCTTGCTGATACCAAGTCGTCTTTACTATTTGGATCAAGTACTTCCGCCTCATCACGTTCAATCGCGTACAAATTTTGATCTTGTTCAACAAATTCTTTAATTTCTTTTTTAGCACGTGCCATGTCATGGTTCCTTTTTGTGTAGTTAAGAATAAAGTGGGGGTATTACCCCCCACTTACATCTTAGAGATAATTACGAAGCGGCGATTGCGCCACCCTTGGTGTTAATTACAACACGGGATTCTCCAGTGATCATACCGAAGCCCCAAATTGCGTACCAAGCAAGACCATGCTCACGACCAAAGTCAATGACACCACCGTCACGGAGTTCTACTGGCAATGCAATAGCGTGACCGAAAGCGTTGTCACCAATCATGATGGCGCTGTATGAAGTTGCTGTTGGTGCTTGGGTGCCAGTCGTGCCCGACACAAGGTCTGCAGGACCGCCACCTTGTACAACTTGAGTTGTCTCAATGAACACTACGTCGTAGAGACGACCAATTTCACCGAGCATGAAGTTGCCTGGAGCAGCATATTTTGTTACTTCAATGAATTCTGGCCAGTCACGAAGCGCACGGCTCTGTGATGGGTGAACGAAGCACACGTATGTGTCACCAAGACGTGGGATGTTCTGCCCAGCAAGAATTTCAACTGCATCTTTAATTGTTGCAGGTGAGAGGTAACCAGGAGCGTTGTAGGTACCAGCTGCCGAGTACTCGTACGGAGCAAGTGAACCACGTGTTGCGCCATTGGTAAGGCGACCAAAGACAACGCTTGGCGGAACTGCTGAGCCACCGCCGAACGGAACAGCGTTGCTATAGAGCGTGTTACGTGCTTGGATGTCCATTGACTGTGCCATCTGACGACCAAGCAAACGGCTTGACGAAGCCATTACGTCGTCAAACGCTGCGTTAAGCAACAGTTCGGTTACGGCAAGAGCCTTGCCTTGTTCGCCAACCGTGATTTGAATCTGCGATGCTGACAAAGCGACTGGCTCCATGCGAACACCTTCAGTAAGGGTCGCGCCATTGGTTTCGTCAACCGCAAGGTTGGTGTATCGCATGAAGTTGATTGTCAAACCAGGCATTACACCAAGTTCTGTCTTCTTCACTGCAAACTGTTCAAAACGAAGAACAGGCATTGCCTGGAACAAAATTTCTTTTGACCAAATCTGTTGAATCGCTGGTGAGAGTGTTGCATCACTTGAGTAGCCAGTCGTTGTTACCGAAGTAAGACCTGCACCCGTAATTGCACCACCCGCTGGGCCTGGAATTGCCATAATTTATCTCCTAAATTTCATGTTGAATATTGGACCTTAAAAACGACCTTTATTGGATCGTGAACTTAATAGCCTGTCTCTCATTTTAACATACTGGTCCATGGTCATGTTTCGGATATCATCCGAATTCAACGTTTGGTATTCCTGTTGGTTTTCCAGCGGTCCAGACACTGGCGAAGTAACCGATACGCCTTTGGGTTGGCGTGGTTGCGTCGCTTGTTGGACACTTTGAAGTATAGCAGCACTGCGTTGGCGCAGGATCTCTACCGAAGCGTCTATCTCTTCAGTAGTGTTACCAGCAACAAGATCAATCAATTCTGGAATGATGTTTTCTTGTTCCTCGTGAAGCCTTCGCTGACGATAGGTTTCTAGTTCGCGCAATTCGCGCTCTTTATCAAGCAACGCTTGTTGAGCCTTGCGATCCTCTTCAATTGCCGCAAACCGAGCTTGCCATTCAGCATCAATGTTTTTAATCTTGACGTTAAACTCATCTTCTGTTTTAGCCAACAATTGCTTGGACGTAAGCTCTTCAAATTCACGTTGTTTGCGAATTTCTTCCTCAGCACGAGCCGTTTCTTCAGCCTTTTTAATAGCTGCTTCACGGTCCTTTGCAAGGACTTTGAGTTGCTCTTCCATTGCCTTTGCTCGTGCATCGGCTTCTTCAAGACGCTTGTACATCTTGTCTTTTTCCTGCTTACGGATGTTTTCAACATCTGTCTCAGAAAAGGTTTTACCCGCTGGGGTAGTTTGGTTATTTGGGGCTACTTGTTGAGCCGCTTCATTAAACGCATCAACTGCAACTGCAGGGATGGTAATTTCATCTGTTTCTCGCTTTGCCATAATTTTCTCCTATGTTTTGTTTAGCGAATATTTACTGATGTAGTTAACGAATTATTTGTCTTCATCAGGAATACGACGCTGTGCAAACCTTGCGCCATATGCCCGACTAGTCATTTTATTAATTAGATCTTCCTCAATTGGCGGAATACCACCAACACCCGGAAGCGGTCCGCCCGTTCCCGAACTTCCCGCACTAGATACATTAGCACCTCCAGCAGAAGTCGTTTTCATGCCAGATGCGTCAGGCAATAGGCCCGTAGCAAGCATTACTGCTTGACCAATTTGTGCACGTACCATATCAAGTGCACCCTGGTCAATTGCGTCGTCCATAAGTTCGTCAAAGATTTCAATCATCTTTTCATTCGGGAACTCCTCGCCCAGTGAACGAAGAGCGCCTTTCTTGGACTCAATACCCAATGCCATCTTTGCTTGGGCTTCATTAAGCTTGATAAGTGCATCAACAGGAAGTGGTTCAGGCCAATGAATCGTTGTCTTATAGGTATTTGCATCCATCGGATCTAACTGCGTTAGTTGATCTGCTTCCGGCATTGCTGATTGTGATGCGTCGTACACCAACAGTTCTGGCAAAAATACCGCTGCTGTTCTAATAATAATTTCATTAAGTTTCTCTAGACCGTTAGTGAAATGCACTTTCTTCATTTGATAACGGTTCATCAAAGGCTGATATTGAATTGCCAGAGCAACGCCAGAAGTGTTGGATACTGGTTGAAATTGTCCTAGTGCCGTTTCTGGAACACCAGTAATTTCATGCATTGCTCGTTTAAGCACTTGAATATACTCAAGCGCTCCAGCCATTTCTCCACGAGATTCAAGGTTAAATACCTGTGCATCTTTTGGCAAACCAGCCCAAACCTTCTTTGGACCTCGCTCAAGTTGGCTTGCTTTTGCACCAGTAATAATTGTTACTGGGGCAGCATGGTAATTGATGATGTCTGAAACTTCGGTCATCTTTTCGTTAAGTTCACGATTTAATTGAATTACATCCCAAATGTCTGATTGACCCCAAGGTGACGAAGTAATCGTTATGTTTGGAATGTGGACAATAGGGACGGTTCCAATTGGGTTTGGATACGAATCAATTAGTTCGTCGTTTACGTATTGTTGAACTAATTCGTCGGTAAGAATTTCTGTAAAAGTGTAAACCTGACGAGTGCCTTCTGGAGATGTGCCCCAAAAGCGATACTTAAGTTTAAAACGCAACAAACGTTCACGATCATGTGGATGATATTCAGGGAAACAGTGGGCTGGGTTAAGGGGCAAAATACGAATACGACCTGGACGAACAACACCAGCACCGTCTGTATATGGTTCATCATACGCAACTTTTACAAAACAATCTCCAGTAACACTGGCTAATTGTCCCATCTGCCAAAGCAAATAATGTTTGTTGTTTTGGTTATCCCAAATTTCATGAAGAAGTCGTGGAATGATTGCTTGGTTCTGTTCAGGAACTTTAAATTGAATTCCTTTACCAAAGCAAAAGTTGGTGATAAAGTCCGACATTGTTCGGACATAATTCATGGTGATGTTGTTGTCGCCCATTTCGCGGCGGTATGACCAATGGTGTCCTAAGTACCAAGCCCATGCAGCAGAGTAGCGGTTAAGGCGTGGGCCGTGAACTTCAAACTCTTCGTCGGCAAGTTCAACCAATCCTAAAGGGCTGATAGCAACCGTTAGATCACTAGATGCAGCCCTATAAGACGGGGACCAAAAATCAATAGGCATTTAAAACCTCTTTAAGAAAGTAATAGAATATTACTTCTTTTTTGCTGGGGCTTTTTTGGCAGCAGGCTTTGCCGGAGCTGCGGCTGCGGCTTTAGTAGCCAAGTCAATCAACATAGTTGTGTTTTTGTCACCAATTTTGGTTGAAACAAACGATAGAGCAAGAGCTGCTACTGGAACACAGGCGGCTATTACCTCTGCTGAAACGTCGTATTTTGTGCCGACATATGTCAACAAGCCTAGCAAGGCTCCTTTTGCTGTTGCGTCTACATGAGCTGTTTTCATGGTATTACTCCTTTTGTTGGTTGGTTAATTATACAGGTTTACGCGATTTATTGCGTCCTTCGTATTCTTGCACAAAAGTGTGGTATGGCGCACCCGTGTAAGGGTCAAACTTAGCAGAAATTGCTATGGCTTTTATAGCGTTGGCTTTTGCTTGAATCACCGTTTGCTTTTTATTATGTACCAAAGCTTGTAATGCTCCAAGGGCGTATGAGGAACCAGTGCCGATTGCGTACAATCCCGTAAAGTCGGAATACCACGAGTAGTCTCCATCAATTAAATACAGCGTTCCATTTATTGCCAAAAGAATAGTTGACCCTTGTTCAGCCATGTGTTCTTTATCGTCACGATCAGGAACTGAGTATCCTTGAGAATCAAAACACTCTCGTAATGACGGAATAAATTTACTGGTAATAAATTGATCTAGTTTTTTACCCCTAGTGTTTGGAGTTGGCGTTGGTGGTTGAAACACATGTTGGAGAATGTTAATTGCTCTAAGGTCACCAGCAGTTGCTAACAGGTATTTTCCATTGACGGCTACTTTTCCAGATCCTTCACGCAAAGTTCCTATCTGTGAAATCAACCCATCGGCGTAAGAATCGCTGATACGAGAGTCAGCACAGAGTACTGAAAACCCGTCTCCTTGAATAGCGATAATTGTTGTCATGTGTTTTATGCACTGTATTCTTTGCCGTGGTACATAGCCCAACCATCGTAAATTGGAATTACTTCGTAAGCAAACTTATGTGCTCCAGTGTCTTCATAAGTGACGACACCAAGACCCTGTTGCCAATTTTCATAACGAGTCAGTGGTCGTCCGTCTAGATCTACGCCACCTTTAGTAGAAGGGATAGCGCCATCAATACGAGCGAGACAACCAGGCGACGCCGCCATGATCGTGCGAGGACCGTCAAAATCTTCTCTAGTTTTATACGCAGTTTCAATTCTGTGAATGTGTCCATAAATTACGCTTGTTTTCTCCGCATTCAAATAAACGTGTGCTGTTGATCCTGATGACTTAACTCTATCTCCATGTATTACTCGTAATTTTTCATTAACCCAAAAATCAGATGCTGGGTAACCTGGTCGGTATTCAACACCAAATTCATCCATTCTGCATAGGTAAGGAATACTTAATACTGGCCAAGATTCTGGAATGTTTCCTTTTCTTAAACCGTAAGCTGCTCCAGCATTGGTAAGCAGGTACTTGGGCATTCTTTCTTCGTGGTTACCCGCCAACCAGACAATTTGTGCGTTGGGCGCAGTGTTTCGCATCTCTGCACAAAAAGCAGTTGCTCTATCAATTGATGCTTGTGTCGTTTGTGCGTACGCTGGGTATGTAAGATACTTTCCCATTTCTGGCAAATCTAAATTGTCGCCAACGCAAACAATCACGTCTGGCTTTACTGTTTTAATTATTGCCAACGAAACAGAAATTGCTTTTTCATCATGGGTTGCTTCTAATTCTCCAGACCTTCCACGATAAAAACCTATTTGCAAATCAGGAACAACAACGCATGTTTTAAATCCAGTAACTGGTTTAGATGATGTTTTATTTGCTGGAATTTTAAAAGATGGTCCTTGTTTTACTAAAGGCCACTCTGGACCAATTTCCCATTTAGGAGACAACTGAACAACAACTGTTTCTTGAGTTTGTGGCTCACCTTCTTTATCTCTAGAAAAGCGTTGGGTAACAGTAACTTTTTTAAGGTCACCTATCTCAGATACATCAATGTCTTTTTCAAGCAATACATCCGCTAAGGAACTAATCAATTTATCTTTGCGTTGTTTCTTTTCTTGTTCAGACGTGATATTAGTTAATTTGCTTTGTAAGTTACTCATTGTTTTTTCTCCAAGTTATTAGGGAAACATAAACATTGGTCATCTGTTCCCGCTTTAAAACAATGACGTTTATGGTTGAGTGTGGTTCTTGATATTGAAAATCCTTCTGTAATTAATGCTTTATGTATTTGGCTTGTTGAGGCTGGGCTTTGTAGTGCAGTTATAAAAGCCTGCGCTGTTTCTTTGTCCAATTGTTTGTGAATTTTACCCAATGGACAAGGTGCTTCCACTTCTTGCGACATCACCGCTAATTTTGAAAGCAGTGTTTTTTCTTGCGTATCTTTGGTCATTTTGTTTCCTTTTTGGCCAACCTGTTTTTCTTCTCCAACAACAGCTTGTCTATCAAGTTTACTAACGTTTCCTCTTCCATTTTTCCTGGATAGACTTTTCGTAAAAAGTAAACAATTAGATCAATGTCTGAAACCCGCATACAGGCATACTATCAACCCAATGGCGTGCCGTCAACGGAGTGTTGTAATGTCTATTTTAGGCCTAGAAGTTCTTTTACCTTTGGACCGACAACGTAATCGGCATTAAGTTTGTTTGCAATTTTAAATGCTTTAACAGCCTCTTGGGTTTTTGGACCAAGATCTCCGTCAATTGCGCTATCGTAAAACCCTTTATCTTTAAGAGCTTGTTGAAGTTCTTTAACTGTATATTTAGAATCCTCAGTTGCTGGGGCTGGTGCTGAATCTACAGCAGGAGCTGGTTGTCCACCAACAAAAGCGACAACGGCGGGAGGGGGATTATCACCACATACGTAGCGCAAATGCCAGGGTTCGCTGGGAAC